GACTTAAGTCCGACCCACTCTTCTATAGTAGTTTTCAAATCACTCATTTTTTATTAAAGAACTCCTATACTTTAATTACTTAAAGTCCGAATCCTGAATTTCAAACTGAGGTCTCATCTGCTCAGGAACAATTGTGCTCAGATTAAAGATGCTTACGGGATCGCGGGGATTTGGTGGCTCAGAGCGAATCTGGAGATTGGCATTGCGAAGAGTGCCACCAACAGTCTCTGGGTACCCAATCTGATTACGCGGGTCAAGGTAATTCTGACTGCTGAGGATATGATCGGTGCTAAACTGAGAGAAATCTTCAGCTACTGGAATTTCAGTCGAAAGCATAGCAGCGCCTGGACCTTGGGGAGAAGGCATGATTCCTGCTGATGATTCTATAGGAGCGCCTTCGAGAGTGAAATTACTCATGTACGCCGCCTTGTTTTTGTTAAGAGTGTAAAGCACAAAGATGGCCACAACAATAATTACAATAGTTTTACCATCCATCTTCATTTTATAATCAACCAGGAAAAAATTCTTCAAATATCGTCGATGATATTATCCTCCTCCTGGTGGTCATCATCCGTGAACATATATTTCGTTGGGACTGCATTACTCGAAACTTTTGAGTGTCTCATCTGTATTACGCGCCAGACTGGCCCGAATGTCTTTTTGAGAAACCAGATGCCGACCAGCTCTATGAGCATGTCCCACTGAGTACCAGGTGCAACTGTAGACAGCTCGACCCTCTCCTTGTCTCCATTAAATGCGAGGGTAATAATGTTACCCTTGATTTTCGTAAAAGGAGCCTCAATGACTCCATCTTCACTGATGCTTGACTCGTAAACTCCACGAAGCACGCCTTCTTCGACTTGTTTAGAAAACCAGGCCTCCGAAGATTTGATAGCCTGATTTATAATAATCTCATCATACTTGGCAAGTGATACAGTCTTGACTACACGATAACAATACGCCTCAGAGAGAACCTCAGCCTTGTTAATTTGTTCGAATATCCGGGTGTCGTCTGATTTTGTTATACGGACGAAATAACGACCATCTGGTAGTTTATTCGGTTCACTGTATACAAACTCTGCCATTTCTACTGTATATATAAAATATTCCTTTATTACAGTAAAATGATGAGCATGTTTTTTCCTCCAGAGGTTCAAAAAACGCTTGATTCAGAATTCATGGGATTCAAAATATGGATGATAATTATTGTTTTACTTATATTACCCATTCCTAAATTTGTAATACCTATATTGATATTCATGTATTTTCCTGGGTTTAAAGATAAGGCTACTAATCTTATTAAGAATGGCATCAACGAATACAACTCTCGAGTCACTGGAGGCAGCAATCAAGTCTCTTCACAAGGAGATGCGAAAGATTCGACAGCTTCTTGAGGATCCAAATGGTGAGAAGGCCAAGAAGCGTTCCGAGAATAATAGTTTCAATCGTCCTCTCAAGATTTCCGAGAAACTTCGTAGTTTTCTGAATCTCGGTCCGAATGATACAATCTCTCGTTCAGATGTGACGAAACGTATTAACCAGTACGCAACTGAGCACAACCTCAAGGATGGTCAGAAGATTAAGATGGATGATAAGTTGAACGATCTTCTTCAGCCACCAGAGGGTATTGCAATTACATATCTGAATATTCAGCGCTATATGAAGAATCATTACATCAAGGATGAGCCCGCGAAGATTCCAGAGACGCCAGTACAGGTCAGCGAGGCACCAGTCACAAAGAAGACTGGTCGCCCTGCAGTAAAGGCTTAAAATAAAAAAGCGAGTAATTAATAAATGGATACAAAAACAATAGAAAAAATCATAGGAACAAAAATTAATAATCTAAAATTATATCAAACTGCATTTACCCATAAATCCGTTCTCAAAGAAGATCCGGAAAAAAAATCATATGAAAATCTCGAATTTATGGGTGATTCGGTGCTTAATTTTATAGTTACGAAATATTTATACGATCTATACGATTCTGTGGAGCATGAAGGCTTTTTGACAAAGGCCAGAACTCGTATAGTACGTGGTACGACTCTTTCTAAAATTTCAGAAGGTCTTGAATTATGGAAATGGGTCATAATGGATGAAAAGGGTCTACGAAACAATTGGAATCGCAATTCAAAAATAATGGAAGATGTGCTTGAAGCACTTATAGGTGCCATGTATTTGGATCTAGGACTTATACATACTCGTGTATTTGTGCTGGGACTCTTGGAAAGGTATCCAATAGATATAAATTGTGATGATAATTACAAAGATCAGCTTATGAGACTGTGTCAGCAAAATGGTGGTGAATTGCCCGTATATAATGTAGATTCATTTGTAAATGGGGTATTTTCAGTGACTACATCATTTAATGGCCATATTGGTCGGGGTGAGGCTACAAATAAACGTCAATCCGAACAAAATGCGGCTATGGACATATTGAAAAAAATGAAGTACATATCTGTTTAAGAATATGATCGTAATAATTAACAGGAATGCACCCACGAGTCCAGGAATTGCTGGCAAAGGGCCCACAGGCTGAACAAAGGAGCATTGAATGGTTTGAATTGCGAGGTACTATGCTTACAGCAAGTGACGTTGCATCTGCTCTTGGTAAGAATCATTTTAAAAGCGCAGAAGCTCTCTTGCTCGACAAATGTGGATACAAAAAGAAAGAAGGACCTAATGCAAATACTCAGAGAGGTATAGACCTTGAACCAATGGTACGTGATCTTTATGATGCTCGTACAGGATCAAAGACTCATGAGTTTGGACTCGAGCAACATCCGGTCCATAAATGGCTTGGTGGGTCTGTCGATGGAATAACAGAAGATGGTATACTCGTAGAAATCAAATGTCCAAATAAACTGTGCACAAAAATTCCAGACTATTACTTTCCGCAGGTTCAAGTCCTTTTGGATATTAATAACCTCGAAGAGTGTGATTTTGTGCAGTACCATCAGCCTACAAATGAACTCAAGATTATACGAGTCCCAAGAGATCGGGCATGGTTTGAAGATGCACTTCCAAAGATGAAAAAATTCTGGGACCAAGTTCTGTACAAGAGGGAACATGGTATATGCGAAATTGATTTTTTTCCAAGCGCATAATAAATGAGAGCAATCGTACTCAGTACCTCTAAGGGATTCCCAGATGATCATCTCCAACGCTTGAGACGCGTATACGAGAAAAAACGTCTCGACCAAGTAAAACGTTTTCATGAATCTTTAAAAAAGATTGCAACCGAAGAACGCGATACTTGGTTCCCGACCAAAAAGAAGACTGATGAACCCGTAGAAGAGTCAGATGATTAATTTCGGGCCAACTAGTAGGATGCTTCGGCCATTCATTATCGGGGTGGGATTTTATATGGCTCCAAAATCAAAAAGGGGTGCATGGCTTAAAAAGAATCTTGAAAAATCTGGACCAACATATGTTAAAATAGGCCAATTCATATCAAATAGAGATGACATATTCGGAAAAGAGGTTTCATCATCACTCAAGTCTCTCCAAGATAATGTGGAGTCTCTTGAATGGGATTCTTTAAGTAGTCTTGTGCCGGACACATTTCAAGAAATAGATCGGATCCCAATTGCTACTGCATCTATAGCTCAAGTTCACAGGGCTAAAATGAACGGAAAAGACGTGGTCCTAAAGATAAAGAAACCAGGCATTGAGCAACAACTCAGAGACGATATCCAAGGAATACGAATTCTTATAGGTACTTTTCCGTTTATAGACATTAAATTTGTAGACGAGTTTGAAAAAACATTACAAAGAGAACTTGATTTTAAAAGAGAGGTGGAAAATCTCGAATATTTTGGAGAAATGTATCAAAACTCCGATGAAGTTATAATACCTAAAGTCTATCCTGATTATTGTACCGATGATATAATTACAATGGATTACGTTCCTTCAGATGATTCATCAATATGTCCAGAGAAACTCATAAATATTTTCATTTCACAATTACTATTCGAGAATATGATTCATGGAGATTTACACTCTGGCAACATTGGGACCCGAGGAGATAAAATAATACTCTATGATTTTGGGAATGTCATTAGAACAAATAAAGAGTACAGAACGTATACTCGTGATTTTGTATACTTTATACAAATAAAGGACGTGAAAAATACAATACAAACTATGAAGAAAATGGGAATGACCATCAAGAATCACAAAGTTACCGAAGCATTTATACGAAAATTCCTCAAGTACATTGAGACTCTTGATGTGAATTCTTTTAAATTTGATGCCGATGAAATCAAAGAAAAGATACCTGTCGAAATGGATTCTACGACTGTATGTATTCTTCGATCATTTTCTCTCTTGGAAGGATACTGCAAATCACAGAGTCTTGATTTCTCATATAATGATATTTTTTTAGAGAATTTGGAAATGTTGTATATGGATCTTGATTATATATTGTACAGATCAGCCAAGGATGTTGATATGTTATTATCTTCTAGAAATCCCCAGTAAAGTTATCGAGTTGCTCTTGGATTATATCTATACCATGGATAACAGCCTGAGCCGGATACATCTTTCCGCGGTACTGCACAGTTTCAGTCTTGACTGTAAGTTCGCGAGAACTGAAAGGTCCTGCATATGTATCTGGATTGAATTGAGGCCTCCTCAAATTATTCTCCGTACAATGCTGAGTAAATATACTGAGAAAGAATCTTTGGGGCACAAATTTGTCTTGGCCGAATTGGACCTTCTCCGATTCCAAAAAGTGCTGAAGTGTATTTGTGACGCATGAAATTTGTTTCTGAACCTCCTTGAAATATTTGGGAACAACCGACCAAATATCCTTGTCGCTATACTTGCGCGCATAATCTAGATAGGCCATGACACATTTTTGCAGAATAGACGGCAATTCAAGCTCAAGCTTTTCGTCCAAGTGAGGGTCAGCACACAAAACTTGCTTTGTAAAATTCCAAGCAAGAACACGGCGCTGAACACTTCCAGAATTGTCCTTCCAGTTGGGGACCTCATTTCCTGCGAGAATTCCTGGTACATTCCATGTCTTGCTCAGAGCCTTTTCGTTTTTACGAGCAATAGATACGTCTTCACCAGATACCATAGACTGAAATTCAGCCTGCTCAAGGGCCAAGTCTCCCTTGACCTCTGGTGAAATAAACATGAGACCATCATGGATACTCCAGAGCCCAAACTTCTTTTCAATATTATTCGATAGCGTCTTGACATCCTCATTGTCATAAAATTTTTTGATAACTTTGGTAATAATGGTAGATTTACCAGATCCGGCAATACCCTTGAGGAAACCGATAACTTGCCATCCATCCATCTCATTCACATCAAAACACATACGGCCCGCAAATACATATAGCCACCGAGCCACATCTTCACTGAAATTTTGGTAATCGAATACAGATTGGAAAAATGGTGTCGGAATGTTGTACCAGTCTACAATGTCAGTATGATCTTCAAAATCTTGATCAAAATACTTGCATGACACAATAGTCGGGTCGAGACTCGAAAACTCGGGACTCGCGTATGGATAGAACCTTGTTGTGTACTTGGAATCGTCCCATTCTTTTCCAATGAATAGGCCATTTCGAAATGACCACACGTGACGATTCTTCTTAATCTCAGGAAACTGAATGTCCATACAGTTTGTAAGATGATTTATTGATTCTTTTACATTTCCAGTACGGGCCGTGAGATTTTTCCACATGTCGTACTTGTCTTCCTTCTGGGTACTCAGATATACAAAGTCTTTGATTTCCATAACAGATTTCCAGGCCCTTGTAGTATACGGACCAACCGTAATCTGTTTGCAGCACTGACCCTTGTACCGTTTGAAACATTGTCTCTTCAGTTCGTTGAAAAAATAGAGCAAAAGTCTCTGATACGAAGACTTTTCGTCATCTTCAGTGTCTCCGCCACCTTCGCCCCCAAGCGTCTTGACCCTAAAAAAAGATCCATCAAATTCTCCACTGATTGGAACAAGATTTGGATTATTGATACGTTCGTGTACTCGGAACCATCTGAATACAAGTTCATAATAATCATCTACTGTTTCAATAAGTCGGGTTATACGGTCCCCTTCTGTCATTGCAAGCTCAATGCTTCTGTGATACAATTCGGAAAACAGGTTTACGAGTCTCCTTTTTTGTTCAGTTACTCTATCTATATCGATAGCCAACGGAAGTCCAGATTCATCACGCTCTGATGTTTTGAAAAATTGTTCGAATGGGCTCCTGAAAGGTATATACTTATCACCAGTACAATTGAGACCCATCTGATCCTCGAGCTTTTCTACGAATTGTAAGAGTTCCTCCGAATTGAAATTGTTGACTTCGCATCTGAGGATTTCCATTTTTATCTCCTTTGAATGTTCAGGAGGAAGATCTTTGTCAATAGTGTGAATCATGTTATATTATTATAGCGATTAATTTTTAAGCGGTCGATGCCGGCTTCAGGGAAGAATATATCTTGATCAAAATCTTATTCTGATTCTCCAGGTGCTTTCCTATACGATCCAGGGCACCTTTAATTGCATTTGCAATATTCTCGCCATCATCAGTGACGAGTAAATCCTCCAGTGGATTGAACATATCTTCTTCCATTTCCTCATCGTCATCATCTTCAATCTCAATGACTGGTTCTTCTTCGGCTTTTTTGGACATTTAAAAGTATCGCATTTTTTTTTCGAGCGTATTTATCGCATTTTTTTTCTTGGCGTATGATAAATGGCTGGTGGTCTTATGCAACTTGTAGCTTACGGTGCCCAGGATGTTTACCTGACTGGTCAGCCAAAGGTTACCTTCTTCCAGGCTGTTTACAAACGCCACACTAACTTCGCGATGGAGAATATTATCCAGACCGTCAACGGCTCTGTTGGCTCCAGCAATCGCGTGTCCGTAACCATTGCCCGCAACGGCGATCTCATCGGTAACATGTACGTGTCCCTTGCTCCCTCCAACTCAGGCAGTCTTCCTCTGTCCTCCACTGGCGTGAAGGCTAACTACACTTCCGACAATGCTAACGCTGATTACAACTGGATCGCCGAGCGTGCTATCCAGGATCTCGAGCTGACTATTGGTGGCCAGCGCATTGACAAGCACTACCAGGCTTGGTGGCGCCTGTACGCTGAGATCTTCCTCGCTGATACCGACAAGCTCGAGTGGGGTAAGATGACCAGCGTCAGTAACGCAAACATTGGCGTTGTCGGCACTTCCGGCATTGGCGCAACCGATATCCGTGTGAACATTCCCCTCCTCTTCTTCTTCAACCGCAACCCAGGCCTGTACCTTCCTCTGATTGCCCTCCAGTACCACGAGGTTCGCCTGGACTTCAATCTTACCAACTACTTTGGTAACTTCTTCCAGAACACCTTCGAGGTCTGGGGCAACTACGTATACCTCGATACCGAGGAGCGCCGCCGCTTCGCCCAGAAGGGCCACGAGTACCTGATTGAGCAGATCCAGCACACTGGCGCCGACACCATTGCAACTGATGTGAAGACCACCACCCAGTCTGCCCTCGTCCGCCTCTCTTACAATCACCCCGTGAAGGAGCTGATATGGTGCTACACCAACCCCAACTACAACACCACCTCCAACTACAACTCCATGTGGAACTTCTCCTCCAACTGCGCGAATGTTAACGTCACCACCGATCTTGGTCTCTTCCAGAGCTCCAACAACTTCGTTCTGCCCCACCACATCGGCGCTCCCCACATTTACACCGGCGCACTCGGCGGCAATGGCGTCACTGCCGCAACTGCCGTTGCATCTTCCAACGTATTCTGGTCCGAGGACGGTGTAGCCTTCTCTGGCACTGCTACAGGTCTTACTCAGCGCATTGAGGTCGGCCCCCTGGCTCAGTTCAAGCTCATTCTTAACGGCCAGGATCGCTTCGCATCCCAGCCCGGCAAATACTTCAACCTTATCCAGCCATTCTATTACCACACCGGCAACCCTTACCCAGGTATCTACTGCTACTCATTCGCTCTCCAGCCCGAGGAGCACCAGCCAACCGGCACTTGCAACTTCTCT